AAAGCTATTGGGGTTAATGATTTTTTAGAATATAAATATGAAATACAATCTTTTGATAAAATTGTTGAATTTAATGGAAGTTATGTCATTAAATTCATTGCAAAACCAATAATAAGTGGTAAAGATATTACCATAAAATTCATCCAAGATGAATTAGAAAATAAATACAAAAATAAAGTTAAAAAATAATGACAAAAAAGGCGACAACAACAACAAAAGTACCAGCATCAAAACCTACAACTAGACCCAAAAAAGCTGAGATAACTACCACGCAAGAAGTTAAAAAAAATGTTGATTTATTATCTCAAATAAAAATTGATTTAAAACATAAAAATGAAATTCAAAAAAAATTAACCCTCGCAATTAAAAATGGTGATGTTACAATTTGTACAGGCCCAGCAGGTACTGGTAAAACACTATTAAGTGTTGCTGAAGCTCTAATACTTTTAAAAGCATTTCCAGATAAATACCAAGAAATAAAACTGGTAAAATCAATAGTTCAACTTAAAGACGAAGACCTAGGAACACTTCCTGGTGACGAGAAGGATAAACTTAAATTTATAATGATGTCATTTTTTGATGCATTTTATAAATTAATCGGGGAAGAATTAACCAACAAATTACTTGAAGCTGGGTATATTAAAATGGAAGTATTTGGAAGTATTCGTGGAAGGTCAATCGCTAATTGTATTATTTTATTTGATGAATTCCAAAATGTTACTGATAATAATGGAAAAACACTACTTACTCGTTTTTCTGAAAATACCAAGGTTATTGCTTTAGGTGATAGCAATCAAGTAGATTTAAAAAATCCAGAAACAAGTTGTTTATCAGAACTAGTTCGTATGGCAAAATTAATACCAGAAGAAGGTGTTAATGTTGTTGAATTTACCGAAGCTGAAGTTGTTAGACATAGACTTACTAAATATTTTATTCAAATATTTGAACATAAAGATTACAAGAAAAAAACTGATTCTAAAAGTCTTACAACTAAAAAACAAAAAGAAAAATCTTTTTTTCAAAAATTTTTAAATTTATTTAAATAATTTATTGGTTTTTTGTTTACTTATCTTCATATAATCATTAAATTGGTAACATGAAGATAGGAATTACCCTTAATGAGGTTTTAAGAGATTTTATTGGCCAACTAGCTTACACTTATGATAAGTATGTTGGTGAAAATGATGTGACTGAAGAAGATATCACTAATTTTAATTTAATCGAATTTTTTAAATTTGATGACATCAACAAATTTAATACGTTTCTTTATTTGGAAGCACCTCTAGAAATTTTTGGTCATGCTGACCAGATGTCAGACGGTTTAATGAATCGTTTTAATACTTTTTTAATGGACATAAAAGACGATGGAGAACATGAAATTGAAATCGTTAGTCGTGAAATTGATAAAAGTATCCCATCAACTTATTTCTTTTTATCAAAAACCAGTTGTAGAATTGACAAAATAAGATTTGTACAGGATTATGCTAGTAAATGGGACGGTCTAGATTTATTAATCACCGCTAACCCACAAGCTTTAGAAGCTAAACCTTCAGGTAAAATTAGTGTTAAGGTTAATACAACATATAACAAAAATGTTAGTGCAGATTTTGAAATTGATTCAATATTAGATTTTATTAAAAATGAAGACCTTAGAAGTAAAATTCTAAATACCAAAATAACAACTTACGAAGAAATTTAAAATATGATAGAATTTGGTGGTATAATGTATTATATAGATATTGATGCATTAGAAAAAACAATTAGTCCAGAATTAGAACCAACAAAATTAGTTGAAACTCATACTAAAACTTATTTAGATGAAAAGGGTAAAATTATTAGTGTTGAAGTTAATGAAAGCTCTACAGAAAGAGTTAGAGAAGTTAATGCAGCTAAATATGATTTAATTAGAACTATGATTGAAGTCATTTTAGATGGCACAGAAAGCGATGAAATAGATGATACTATGGGTGCTGAAAGAGGACTTGAAAAAGCTTCATTATCGTTTAAAATAGCATTTAATACTTTATATGAGTACGAAATAATAAAAGAAAAAGAATAACAATTAAAAACTTCAAAAAAAATGGAAGAACAAAAAAAACAAATTGAAAGTACATTACAAAATTTAAATGATAAAACATTTAACTTATACTTTTTTACTTTAGATACCAAAGGTAATCCAACTGCTGGTATTGCAAACATTTACGAACACGTAAAATTACTTAATGAATTAGGTTATAATGCGTCTATTCTACACGAAAAAAATGATTATAAACTTAGAGCTAATGAAGAAGGTCAAGGTATCGCTGAATGGTTAGGTGAAGAGTATGCGGAATTACCACACGTTTCAATCGAAGGACAACAATTAAATGTTGGACCTGCTGACTTTATTATTATCCCAGAAATCTTTTCTAATATCATGGACCAAGTTAAAGATTTTCCATGTAGAAAAGTGGTTATCTCACAAAGCTATGATTATTTATTAGAATTACTACCAATCGGTAAAAGATGGAATGTAGATTATGGTTTTAATGATGTAATTACTACTAGTGTTAAACAAGCACAATATTTATCAAGTCTTTTCCCATCAATCAATTTACATTTGGTTCCAGTATCAATTCCTACATACTTTAAACCTAGTGAAAAACCTAAGATTCCAGTTGTGGCTTTACATACAAGAAATCAATCAGATGCCTCTAAAATTGCTAAAGCATTTTATTTACAATATCCAATGTATAAATGGATTAGTTTTAAAGAATTAAGAGGATTACCTAGACAAGAATTTGCTGAAGAATTAGGGAAATGTGCTTTAGCGGTATGGGTTGATGATACTGCAGGTTTTGGTACATTCCCATTAGAAGCTTTTGAATCAAATACTACTGTAATCGGTAAAATACCTAATATGGTTCCAGAATGGATGGAAACTACTGATGAAGAAGGTAATGATGTTATTAAAAATAATGGTGTTTGGACCAACACAATATTAAATATTCCAGAATTAATTGCAACATATTTGAAAGTATGGTTAGAAGATTCTGTACCAACCGAATTAAGTCAGGCAATTGAATCTAGCAAAGGTCAATATACTTCTAAAAAACAATTAACTGCAATTACTGAAGTATATGGTGGCCTAATAGCAAATAGAGTTGCTGAATTAAATAACATGCTAAATTCTATTAAACAACAAGAACCAGCTGAAGTTGAAACAACTAACAATTAATTAATATAAAAAAAAATATGGAAACTAAAACACAAATAAGCGTGATTCTTCCAGTTCATGAATTGAATGAAGAAACTAAAATATTATTTTCTAATGCTGTTGAAAGCGTTAGAATTCAAAGCATTAGACCTGATGAATTAGTCATTGTCGTACCTAAAAATAGCGATGTTGCTACTTTTGTTAAAGGGTTTGATTTTGGTGATTATTCTAAATCAGTTACTATTGCTGAAAATGAAGGTGATACAGATTTTGCTTCTCAAGTAAATTATGGTGTAGAAGTTGCTAAATCAGAATGGTTTAGTATCTTAGAATTTGATGATGAATATGCTACCATTTGGTTTAAAAATGTTGTAAAATATAGAGAAGCTCATCCTAATGTTGATATTTTCTTACCTATAATTGTTGATGTTGATGGAACAAATCAATTTATTGGTTTGACTAATGAAGCCGCATGGGCAAATAGTTTTTCAGATGAATTAGGTATATTGGATAATAATGCTCTATTAACATATCAAAATTTTAATACTGATGGTATGGTAATGAGAAAATCTGTATACGAAGAAAATGGTGGTTTTAAACCTAGCATTAAATTAACATTCTTATATGAATTTTTATTACGTATGACATTTAAAGATGTTAGAGTTATGGTTTTACCTAGATTTGGTTATAAACACGTAAATCAAAGAGCTGGTGCGTTATTCACAACCTACAAAGAAACCCTTGACCCTATTGAAGCCAGATGGTGGTTATCAACAGCAAAAAAAGAGTACTATTTCCCTAAAGATAGAAAAATAACGTATGAAGTTCAAAATGGATAAATGGTTAATAAACGAGGACGTAAAAGGAAAAACGATATGTACTTTGGTCCAGATGAAGAAGAAGCCGTTATCAAATTTCTGGAATCAGAAGATGAAGCAGAAAGAAATTTAATCTTTAACGAGTGGCTTAAAGCACCACTAGATAAAATGATTGAATCAATAATCAGAAGATATAAATTATATAGAAAGGGTGAAACGTTTGAAGACCTTCATACGGACACCCTTTCATTTCTGATGACAAAAGTACATAAATTTGAAACAGGTCGTAAAGCTTATTCTTATTTTGGCACCATATGTAAACATTATATATTAGGTCTTTTAATTAAAGATGAAAAATATATGAAACAGAATTCTTCGTATGAAGATATGTCTGAAGATATTGAAGAACGTAATGATTTAGTATACTATATCGAGGATGATGATTTTTCAATGGATAAATTCATTAAAAAAGTCTCTGATGGGATTAAAGATGAATTAGATGATACTAAACATCCACCCAAAAAGAAATTAAATGAAAATGAAAAAAAGGTAGGTTATGCTCTGGTTGAAATATTAGAAAATTGGGAAACCGCTTTTGAATCAATGGATGGGGGGTCAAAATACAATAAGAATTCAGTACTTGAAACTATGCGAAATTATACCAATCTATCAACAAAAGATATTAGACTATCTATGAAACGATTTAAAGATATGTACGAGTTGTTAAAACAACGAGGTCTTTAGAAAAATAGTATAAAAACAGATTTTCAGGTATTTATAGTAAATAACATTTAATTAAAACTATTACCATGCCAAGAAAAACTAAACAAGACGTAAAAGTAAATAATAATGAATCGTTAGAAGGTCTTATGCAAGAAACCTATAATGATGCGTGTCTACAAATAACTGATAGTCAAAAAACTATCAATGAATTATCTTCTAGTGCTGTACCAGTAGATGTTGATGATTATACCAAAATTGCTAAAGAAAAAGGAAATCTTTTAAAAATTAAAGATTCGGCTATTAGAATAAAATTAGAAATAGCTAAATTGCAAAGTGATATAATTAAAAATAGAGGTGATGTCGATTCGGCTGTTTCTGAAAGAAGCAACGGTTCCGCAAGTCTTAGTGATTTTAAATCAATTAGAGAAATGCTTAAAAACGACAAAAATAATTTAGAACATATAGAAGATTAATATGTCAACACTAGACAAAAAAAATAAAATAACTGCAAAGATTGCCTCTACCAAAGTAATGATAGCAGATAAATCTGATAAGTTCAATAAAAAGAAAACAGAGGCCTTAGAATCTTTTAACAATGCGAAAGGTAAAGTAGTTGCGTTTTTAACCGACTTGCTTACCATTCTTGTTGGTTTTAAATTGCTAATAGATACAATTGTGGATACTTTTACATATTATCTAAGCAAGATAGAAAAAGAAATTAAAAAGGGTCTTAAAATCGAATTAAAGAGTATTGTAAGTTGTGGTATCAATCCCAGCTTACCAGATTTTTTGATGTCAACAGGTACTGGTATAATTATTGAAGTTAATAAAATTGATTTTTTTGATGTTTTTAAAGTTGACCCAAATTCTAAATCTGGTAAACTATTATACAAAGACATAGTTAACCCAGCATATAATAGTGGTGACTTTAATACCTTTTTGTACGGTGTCATTCAAGATGATAGAGTTGAACATTTTTGGAAAAATACTTCCAATTCTCCATTATTAAGTATTACTTTTAACGCTCAAGGTACTAGTACTAGACCTAACAATAGCCTAACTATTAAAGCAGCACAAGCTTATGATACTAAAAAACTTACAGATTTAAATAATGATTTTTTAGATACTATCACATTATTTAACACACAAGGAATTATTAACCGTATTTTAGATTCTATTTACGGTTCAATTTCTTTTAGTATAAACAAAAGTAAAAAACAATTAATTAATGAGGCTAAAATAAATACGGTAATTGAAAAAATGATGGATGCTGATGCTAATGATATTATTAGTGATGAGTATTTCACTTTTACTAATGATGAAACATTTGAGAATGAAGAACGTGCTACATTAAGACAACAAGGAGTGCATGTAT